GTTTGATAAAATCAGGTTCAGCAACAGGATTTGAACATTGTACTTCTTCAGGTTTAGGATGGAAACGTTTAAAGTTAGTTATAACTTGATCCATTAATTCCATTGCTTTATCTTCACCACAGTATTTAGAAAGTTGACCTCCAATGGCAGTATGATAAGTAAATTTACCATCAGACCATCCTCCTGCTCCTAACATTCCAATCATTACTTCACTTGGTAATCGTTTATGAGGGTCTTTCCCCATATCAATAATGGTAATTAAATGACCCGGATACCCATTATCTACTAATTTTGTAGCAGCATTAATACCTGCTACACCAGCACCTACAATTACAATTTTTTTCTTCATTTAAATCATTTTTAACAGTTAAATATACGAACAAAGAATGTGACCTCCAAATGGAGGCCACAGATCTCAATATTTTTTTTAAAAGCGACTGGCTATGAATCAGTCTATATGTTGTTTTTTTTTTAGCTTATGGTGTATTCTAATTCTTGATCATCTCTCCAATCCATTTCACCAGGACCATAGATATTTGATATATGTTTATATATAGCATCATTCATAGCACTATTTTCAAAATTTACAGGTTTAGAAAAACCTATTCTTCTAGTTTCACCCTTAGATCCTCTAATATCTGTAATATCTTCATCATAAGTAATATAAAGTCCACTATTATTTTCTTTTAAAGATTCAAATACTACATTTGCACTCCATTTAATATCTCCGTTAGGTAATAATTCTAAGTTAATATCAGGATCACCTTCTAAAGTATACTTACCACCTGTAGATTTTAAGTAATCTATTAGTTCTAAAAATACTTCTGCATCTTCGTAATCATCAGAAGCATATTCTTCTTTTTCCCAAACTCCGTCTTGTAGTCCTTCTTCTTCTTCAACTGATTGATCAAATAAACCAACAATGTAATCTTCAAGTTCTGAGTTTATTTCTTCTTTTAATAATCTGCCTTCAGCTAGATATTTTCTTAAATCAAAGTTATCCATTTTATTTATATTATTATACCATTAATGATTTTATTGTTGGGAAAGCATTAGCAATTGCTTCATCTGATTTAGCTAATGTTTTTAATGCTGATAAAGATGAGTTAAACCAATCTGCTTTTTCTAAACTTGATACAGCACTTGCTCCGTAACCCGCAGCCATACTACCAACTACAATTGCATAAATAGCTTTAACAACTAGTTCTAATTTAGCTTTATCTTTAATAAAGAATGCTAAAACACGTCTAATTGGTTCTTGGAACGATTTTTCATTATCATGAGCCCAGTGATGGATTTTTTCAGCAAAATCTTCACCTTTTTTCCAATTTAATTTTTTCATTAATTTAGCAGCCATTTTAGAAATAAACCCTAAAACAGCATTAGCTGTTAAAACAGCAGCTATAATAGAAGTTACTACAGCTTCATCTAATTGTCCCGGATTTTCTGCTTTTTTATCTTTTAATTCTTTACCCATAGTAGCAGCTAATTGATTAGCTACGCTTTGAAATTCAGTATCAAATGCTGCTTCTTCAGGTCCATTATCTACTGCTTCTTCGTATAATCTACCTTCAGCTAGGTATTTTCTTAAATCAAAGTTATCCATTAGGCGTTTCTAATTTTACCAGTTATGTAATCTATTAAATCATCTTTAGCATATCCTACCATTCCAGGTTCAGTCATTGGTCCGCTTTCCCATTCTTGAAATATTCTAACTATTTCATTAACATGATCAAAAAGATCAGGACTCATTGCTTCAACGTATCCACCAGTATCGTAATCTTCTTCGTAATTTTCTTCGCTTAATTTACCTTCAGCTAAGTATTTTTTTAAATCAAAATTGTCCATTGTTTATTTTTATTTAGTTTTACCCCATTTGTCTCCTTTTCCTTTATCCTTGCATTTTGCAGGTGTAGGTCGACATGATGGATATTTTGCTCTTTTTTCTCCTTCTTTTCTACCACAGGCTTTATATTTCATTTTACCTGTTTTTGAATCTTTTGTACCAGTATTACAATCTACCCACCCACCTTCTTTACCTGAAGGTCCTGAACGTTTAAACCATTTGCGTAAGTTTTCGTCTTCAGTTAATGAGTCTATAATAGATTCTTTTATACCTTTCCATATATCTCCTTTTCTGCATCTAACTACAGCTCCAGATTTATATGCTGAAGGTTTATCAAATTTACGATCTGCTATACGTAGACATCTATCTCGTTTTTTACTTTCTTCAGAAAGAGAAGCATCTAATTTAGATTCAGCTAGGTATTTTCTCAAATCGAAATTGTCCATTATGTATTTTTATCTTTAAATCAGTATTCCCTTTGTGTATTCTATGAATCTGTTGATCCGGTATAAATATGTATTCTCCTTTATTTATTAATTTTGGTAATTCATCATCACGTTGAAACATCCATCCTTCACCTTCTAATACTTCAATTAATCTATCCCCATTATCTTGATGCCAGACTAATTCCATTGGATCAACATCTTTTGAAAATGTTCTAATATTTATAGAGTCAGTATAGGGTTTAATCATGGGTTTTATTCATATCATAATAAAATGAATTTCCATCTTCTGTTATCCATTTATCTGATTGATTTTCAACGGATGGAAGTTCAGTATCAACTTTAAATTGCTTTAAGTTTTCAGGTAATTTTTTAGTAACCCAATTACTATCTTTCCAAAAGATTCTATTGTTAGGTTGACATAAAAGATACCCATCATCCGCACTAAATATATGACCACATTTATAATCGGATGGTTCATCACTATATGGATTATTAAACCAATCAACAGTAAACATATAAGTTCCCCATACTTTGGTTCCATCTCTTAATAATATTTCAGCTCTATGATATGCTAAAAAATCATAGTCAACAACAGCTACATTTTCTGAAAAACAATCCCATAATTGTTTATAATTAAATGGAATATCATTTTTAGGTTCTGTTAAATATATTTCTGAAATTGGTACTCTACTTCTAACCATACCACTATCAGTCATAACATGAAATGTTAATATAACACCAGCTACAGATTGAATACCAAAAACATAAACATCATAAAATTCGTTAAAATCTTTATTATTTTTAGTAAAATAAGATTTACGAACTAATGCTTTAAAGCTAGGTATGCTTGAATTTAACATTATTTTTTTTCTCTAATTAGCAATTCACCTAATACTTCTAATCTACCAACTTCTCTTTGAAATTCAATTGGTGTCATATTTAATGAAATACTTTTTAATGTGCTTTCAAATTCTTTTACAGCAGCATTACTATCAAATTTTCCAGTCGTTGCTTTTTTATAGTACGGAGCTTTAACTTTAAAATGATGCCATGTTAATAAAGCTAATCCACCTTTTTCTTCAGCGTTTGATGCTATTTTAGCAGCACCTTCACCACGTGTTTCTGCAAATTTTTCAAAAGTTTCTTTTTCTTTTTTTGCTTCTGCTAAGTACTTTCTTAAATCAAAATTATCCATATTATTACCAATAAGTGCTCATATTAGCCCCTAACCCTAATGCGGTAGCATATCTAGGTAAGTTACAAGACCAATAACTAGCTTTAGTTCTATCTTTTTTATTTTTACAATCATGTCTAGCAGCAAAAGCTGTTCTAGCTTCTTTATTACGAATTTTAGCTGATAAACCTGAAGTATCACCAAATGTTACTTTTTTTACTCTATCACCATCTTTAACGTAAACATAATATTTTTTAGACCCACCACGTTTTGGTTTACCTAATGGAACATCTTTACCTTTAAATTCAGCTTCATCTATTTCAGCTTCTTCTAACATAGGTAAATCTAAAGGAACGGATTCATTTTCATATAAAGCAAATTCACCTAAATGTGTTTTAATTAAATGCTCATCTTCTTCACATAAATCAATTATATTACGTGAGTACATTTTACGAGCTTCTTTAATTAATCTTAAGTGAGCATTTGAACCTATTCTAAAATCAGATTCAAATAAAGGTATCTGCTTATCAATATGATATTGTAAGTTTTCAGATAATAGAGATTTAACTTTACCTTCAGTTAGTAAAGGACCTCTTATTTTAGTTTCGCATGTATTGCATCCACATTTACACATAATTAGGATATTATATCGTTATAAGATAATTCTACCGCTCTTGCTTTAGGGCCTATTTTAGCCATATCTGCTGGGTAGATTCTATAATCTAAACCAATTGGTTTATTTTGATGTTGTGCTATTACGAAGACTGGAGATATTCCTGCTTCTTCAACATCCGCT